CTTCGCTTTTCTAAAAGAGGACAAGGATTACTTTATTGAAGACATTCTTCAGGAATGTGGAAAAGAAGAAAATAAATTAAAGATATATCAGAGTGTATTGGATTCCGAAAATGTTATTAGAGAAAACTATGATATAATGCAACTCTCCTCCCCTCAAATGTCGATTCAGTGCAAAAACCGCATTGATGAGACATTTGAGGGATTTACGCCATCATACAATCAAACAGAAGTTAGAAAACTTATGATTCGCGACGGTGTACTAACAGTGAATATGCAAGACTTGGAACAAACTTTTAATCATATTATTACTTCCTTTTCGGGATAAACACTGTTATAATGATATATGTATCTAATACAAAGTAAAGGGAGAGTATGGAGAGTTCAGCTAATTTTTCAAAATTTGGAAAGTCTTTTCAAGAAGACCTGTGTCATCTTGTATTGAATGATCGAGCATTTGCCGACCAGATGTTTGAGGTACTTGACCTAAGCTTTTTAGAACTAAAGCACCTAAGAGTTTTTGTAAAGAAAATTAAGGATTATAGAAAGAAATATGGAGTCCACCCCACATCTAATATTATGCATTCCATCATACGAACAGGTTTGGATGGAGAACCAGAATCAGTCAAAGTCCGCATCAGAGAGTACTATGCGCGGGTCTTGGCGAATGGAGAGATACCGAAGTCTTCTGAATATATCAAAGATACTGCTCTTGATTTCTGCAAAAAGCAAAAACTAAAAGAAGCACTCATCAAATCTGTTGACCTTATCACGTCTTCTTCATTCGATGAGGTATCCAAGATCATCGATGGAGCCCTAAAACTAGGCTCAGATAATTCTTTTGGTTATGAATATCTTGCTGACTTTGAAAAGCGCTTTCTAAAGAAAGCTAGAGACCCTATAACGACCGGGTGGCAGCAGATTGATGAGATCTCCAAGGGTGGCCTGGGTAAAGGTGAGTTAGGGGTCGTAGTAGCGCCTACTGGCGCTGGTAAGTCTATGGTGCTTGTTCACCTCGGTGCTCAAGGCGTTGTTTCTGGCAAAAATGTACTTCATTATACTTTAGAGCTGGCAGATACTGTTGTGGCTGGCCGCTATGATGCGGCTATCACCGGAGTAGAATTAAAAAATCTATCAGTCTTCAAAGAAAAAATATACGATGAAATAAAAGATTTATCTGGAAAGCTTATAATAAAGGAGTATCCGACAAGATCGGCAAGTATTCAAACAATCAAAAATCATATCGATAAGTTACGACGCAGAGACTTTGTTCCAGATATGATTATTGTTGATTATGGAGATTTGATCCGACCAGAATCTTCAAAACGAGATGAGAAAAGACATCAATTAGAAACTATTTACGAAGAGCTTAGAGGTCTCGCTCAAGAAGTGGGGTGTCCTGTATGGACGGCTTCTCAGACAAATCGTTCTGGATTGAATGCAGAAGTTATTACAATGGAGTCAATATCAGAAGCTTTCAATAAGTGTTTTGTCGCGGACTTTATTTTTACTGTCTCGCGAACTGTAGAAGACAAAAATACAAATCAAGGTCGCATCTTTATTGCAAAGAACCGCAACGGACCAGATGGTTTAGTTTATCCTATATTTATGGATACAGCGAGTGTAAAAATAAAAGTACTGAATAAAACAAATGAGTCGATCAATGATATAATGCAAAAGTCTTCAAAAGAAAGACTGGAAAACTTGAAACAGAAATACCAAAGCTATAAAAACGACAAAAAGAAAGGAGCAAGCTAGAATGGAGTTATCGAATAAAATTTTATCAGAAATCACAGTGCACATGAAGTATGCACGTTATCTTGAAGAAGAGAAACGAAGGGAAACATGGACTGAGTTAGTTACTCGTAATATGAATATGCATTTAAAAAAGTTTCCAAATATGGAGCTTCAGATTAGAAAAGCATATAAGTTGGTTTTTGATAAGAAAGTTCTTCCATCTATGCGCTCTATGCAGTTCGGTGGGAAGCCAATTGAAGTTGCACCAAATCGTATCTTTAATTGCGCTTTCATGCCAGCTGATGACTGGCGTTGTTTTGGAGAGGCCATGTTCCTGCTTCTTGGTGGTACTGGCGTAGGATACTCGGTGCAGAAGCATCATGTAGAAAAACTACCAGAGATTACAAAGCCAAATGAAAAGAGAACACGTCGTTTTCTTGTGAATGATTCTATTGAAGGTTGGGCTGATGCTGTAAAGGCGCTTGTGCGTTCTTACTTCCAGGGTGGCTCACACCTTCGTTTTGATTTTTCAGACATCCGCCCCAAAGGTGCTGCTCTCATTACTTCTGGAGGTAAAGCCCCAGGACCCCAGCCTCTTCGTGAGTGCTTGGTCAAACTAGAAGGTATGCTGTCACAGAAGGACAATGGAGATAAACTAACGCCAATCGAAGTACACGATATGATCTGTCATATAGCCGACGCTGTGCTGGCAGGCGGTATCCGAAGGGCTGCTCTGATTTCACTATTCTCGGCTGACGATGAAGATATGATTGCTGCTAAGACCGGCAACTGGTGGGAAACCAACCCACAGCGCGGTAGAGCAAACAACTCTGTCGTGCTTCTTCGTCACAAGATTGATAGAGAATACTTTATGGACTTGTGGGACAGAGTAAAAGCATCCGGTGCTGGCGAGCCTGGCTTCTACTTTTCCAATGATAAAGACTGGGGAACAAACCCTTGTTGCGAGATTGGACTTCGACCATTTCAGTTCTGTAATCTTACAGAGGTAAATGTATCAAATGTTGAGTCTCAAGAAGACTTGAACGAAAGAGTAAAGGCTGCAACATTTATTGGAACACTACAAGCCAGCTATACGGATTTTCATTACCTTCGCGATATCTGGCGAAGAACAACAGAAAGAGATGCGCTTATTGGTGTGTCAATGACAGGTATTGCATCGGGCGCAGTTCTTGCTCTGGATATGAAAGAAGCAGCTAACTGCGTTAAGGAAGAGAATGCCAGAGTTGCAGAACTGATTGGCATTAAGCCAGCAGCAAGAACAACCTGTGTCAAGCCTGCAGGCACAACAAGCCTAACCTTGGGTACAAGTTCGGGTATCCATGCATGGCACAATGATTACTACATCCGTCGTGTCCGTGTTGGAAAGAATGAACCAATTTACGCATACTTAGCAGCTGACCACCCAGAACTTATTGAGGATGAGTATTTCAGCCCGCACACAACAGCTGTTATTTCTATTCCTCAGAAAGCCCCGGAAGGTTCAATCCTCAGAACTGAATCTGCTTTGCAGTTACTAAAGCGCGTAAAACACGTAACTGATGAGTGGGTAAAGCCTGGTTTCCGTAAAGGTCAGAACACCCACAATATTTCTGCCACTATTTCTATCAAAGATGCAGAGTGGGTGGATGTTGGAGAATGGATGTGGGAAAACCGCAGTAGTTATAATGGCTTATCTGTTTTGCCTTTCTCGGACCACACTTATAAGCAAGCGCCATTTGAGGACTGCTCAAAGGAAACGTATGAGGCACTTATGGCATCTCTTACCAATATTGACCTCACCAAAGTCACAGAAGAAGAAGACAATACGGACCTCAAAGGAGAGGTAGCATGCGCAGGCGGAGCCTGTGAAGTAAAATTTGTCTAAAAACCCCTTGACATCTACGATATAATACAATATCATATTATAAGAACTTAACACGAAGGAGTAAAAATGAGTTCCAACGATGATAAACTACTAACAACCGAAGAGCACCTTTCTAATTTTGTAAAAGAATTTGCTGCCATTGAGGATGCAATGGAGCCGTTCAAAGAACAACGAAGAGACCTAAGAGAATCTTATGATGAAAATGGCTGGCTCTCAAAAGAAGAGATGAGACTAGCAGTGAAAGCATATAGGCTTGTCAAGTCAGATACTGATATGGAGCAACTGACAGACTACTTCAACAGACTAAAGAGAACAGTGAGGGCCATTGACCATGTCTAAAATTCCACCAGTTTTGAAGCCTGTAAATAGGCACTTGACCATTGTACCACACGTGAAAAAAAACGAAACAAACACAGGAGTTCTTTTACCGGAAGGCTTTGAGCTAGAAGAGGATAGGTATATCACTGCTACGGTTTTAGACGTTGCACACGCTTGCACTGCAGCTTTCCAAAAGATGCGCGCTCACTCAACTGATGCTCGCACAATAGTTGTAGATCGATCAATGGTAGAAGAAGTGTCGATCTCTGATAAAACATATTACACCATTCTTGAAAATTATGTTGTAGGTATCTT